CGAGCTGTGGCCCGGCGACGAAGTGATCGTGATCGGGAACGTGCCCGCGCACACCGACGGCGCGATCCGGTACGTCCCCTGTCCGCCCGGCGGCGATTGGGGCAGCACCGAGCGGAACGTCGCGACGCCGCTCGCGCGCGGCCGGTATCTGGCGCACATCGACGACGACGATGTCTACGCCCCCGGCGCGCGGGCGCTGATGGCCGCGGCGATCGACGCCGACCGGGATCGGCTTGTCATCTTCCGGATGCAGTACCCCGACGGATCCGTCCTCTGGCAGGACCCGATCGTGCGCTGGGGCAACGTCGGGACGCCGATGCTGCTCATCCCGAACCAGCCGGACAAGCTCGGCACCTGGGGCGAGCGCCGGGACTGCGGCGATCTCCATTTCCTGCAGACGATGCAGTGGGCCGGGTCCGAGATCGTGTGGCGGTCCGACGTGATCGCGCACGTCGCGCAGGTGCATCGATGACCGAGCTGGCCCGCACCGACTCGCTGATCAGCACCGTCGCCGGTGGATCGCCGCCGGTCCAGGCGCTGACGCTGGCGTACGCGAAGCAGCACATCCGGGCGCTCGGGAGTGTCGACGATGCGCTGACGACGGTGCGGATCGATGCCGCGGCGCAGTATTTCGAGAGTCAGACGGGGCGGCAGCTCCTGACGGCGGTCCGGGAGCTGTGGCTTGACGCCTTCCCGTTCCTCGGCGCGAGCGGCGGGAATGCCCGGATCGAACTCCCGCACCCGCCGCTCCAGGGCGTCGTCTCCGTGGCGTACGTGGATGGGACCGGCGTCGTGCAGACCCTCGGCGGCTCGCCCACCGTGCTCAAGGTCTCCGCGCCGGTGGGGCCCTATGCGGCCCGTGGCTCCGTCGAACCGCTCGCCGGGGGCGTCTGGCCGATCGCGCGCGCGGAAACCGGGGCGGTGCGGATCCGCTACACCTGCGGCTACGGGAACGCGTCGGCCGCGATCCCGGCGCTCGCGCGTGGCGTCCTCTGTTATTTGGTGGCGCATTTCGACACGTTTCCGACGGCGGTGCATGAAGCGCGACGGGGCCAGGTGCTCGAGCTGCCCTACGGCGTCCAGGAGATGATGAACGGCTTTAAGCTCTCCGCGCTGTCGACGCAGGTGCTCCGGACGCAGCCCCCGGTGGGAGTGCCGCCATGGCCGTAACGATCGACATCGGCACGCTGCGCCAGGTCGTGACGCTCTCGAATCCCGGCGTGCCGGTGCCCGACGGCGATGGCGGCTTCACGCAGCCGTATACGCCGCTCGATCCGCCGACCTGGCGCGCCGCGATCGAAGCGGCGAGCGTGCGCGCCAGCGAGCGCCATTTCGCGGCGACGGTGACCGCGCATGCGTCCTACATCCTCTCGGGGCGCTTTCACCCGGGGATCGATACCCAGACGCGGATGGTGTGGACGGACCGGGCGGGCGAAGTGCATACCGCGAACGTGCTCGACGTCGACGATACAGAAGGCGCGGGCGTGGAGACCGTCGTGCTGGTCAGTGAGGTGGTGGCCTGATGGCGAAGGCCTTCGTCGTCTGGGACGGGCTCACGGAGTACCGCGCGGCGCTCGAGGCGTTGCCGGAGACCTGTACGACCGAAGCGTCCCACATCGTCGAGGGGGCCGCCAATGCCGCGTACGTCGCGGTCGGCACCGTCTACGGATCCCACACGTTCACCGGGACGCTGGCAAAGCGGCTGAAGCTGACCCCGCTCAACGAGCAGAAATACGTGACGGGCATGAAGCTGACCAGCGGATCGCCGCTGGCGTGGCTCTTCGACAATGGCACACAGGCGCGGCATACGAAGTTCGGCGCGAACCGGGGCCGGATGCCGCCGACCCACACCTTCTCGGGCGCGGTCGGCAAGGAAAAGCGGCGGGCGGCGCAACAGTTGCGGGAGATGCTCGAGCGGCAGGGCGCGTCCTCGGTGACGGAGACCTAGATGGTCGACAGTTCCGACATCGACGCCGCGCTGATCGCGAAGCTGGGGAGCGACGCGACGCTCCTGGCGCTGTGCCCGAACGGGGTCTACATGGACGAGGCGCCGCCCGGGATGACGAAGTTCGTGATCGTCTCGCTGGTCGAGGAGGTCGATGAGCCGGTGTTCGGGAAGCGGGCGTACGAGGATGCGTTGTTTCTCGTCGAGGCGCGGATGCTCAGCACGGCCGGCGGCAACATCAAGGCGGCGGCGGCGCGCATCGACGTGCTGCTCGAGGATCAGCCGCTGCTCGCGCCAGGCTCGCCGGCGTCGTCGGTCGCGGGCTACACGTGGATGACGATGTGCCGCGAATCGCGCGTGCGGCTGACAGAAGTCGACGAGGTCGATCCGGCGATCCGCTGGTATCGGCGGGGCGGGAACTATCGCGTGCAGATGAGCGTGACGTAAACGAGTTGAAAGGGCGTGTGACATGGCGATTCTCTCAGGGCGCTATGGGATCGTGAAGTGGGACGCGACCGGACTACCATCGCCGCCGACACCACTGACCGTGATCAGCATCGATTCGTGGAAACTGTCGCTGAAAACGGACTACATCGACGTGACCTGCTTCCAGGATCCTAATAAAATTTACGTACAAGGGTTTCGCGACATTTCTGGATCCCTCACGGGATACTGGAATTCCACGAGCAACGTGATCATCCAGGCCACGGGTGCCACCGTCGCCGGCTATATCGAGTTGACGATGAACACGAACGAGCCGACGTTCAAGTTCGGCGGACTGGCCTATATGGACGCCGATATCGATGTCCAAGCGAAGGGCGCGCCGAAGTTGTCCGCCACGTTCAAAGCGGCGGGTCCGTTTACCACGCCGTAATTGTGTTCAACTCGCTGACGATTCGCGGCGGGCCGGCGTCGCTCCTCTGGGGCTATCGGCCCGTCGCGATCCTGACGGCGTGGCGCATCACGAAGGCCGACGGCGGGTGGCAGCTCACGGCGACGCTCGCTGGTCGGGATCGCTGGCAAGTCGAGCAGGCCGCGAAACTGAAGGAGCTGCTGTTCGAGGCGCCGCGGGATCGGGGGCGGTGGTGTTGGGAATTGATCAGCGTCGACGTCGGCACGAACGAACTCCGGGCGATTTTGGGGAACCCGCTGCAGTAACAGGAGACGAGTCCCATGGGCTCACGTGTGGTCCGACCGGAAACGAAACGCCTTCCGATCTCTGGCGGCGACTGGCTGCTCGTCAAGAAGCGGCTCAACCACGGCGAACAGCAACAGGCCTTCGCGCGCCGGTACACCGCGACGGAATTCGGATCGCGCGTCAACCTTGAGCGCGTCGGCATGGATCGCGTGCTGGCCTTCCTCGTCGACTGGTCGCTCACGGACCTCGCCGACCAGGTGATCGACATCCGCGGCAAGTCGGCCGAGGAGGTCGAAGCCGCCTTGAACACGATCGACCCGGAGTCGTTCGCGGAAATCAAAGCCGCCGTCGAGCAGCACGAGCTCGCGATGGACGCGGAACGGACGGCCGCAAAAAACGGGACGGCTGGCGAGACGGTATCCGCAGCGATCTTGCCATCGCCCTGCGCTGCGGCTGGCGCGTCGAGTGGGTCCGAGAACTAGACGCAGACGACTATGAGGTGTTGATCGAGATGTTATCCGAGACGCGAGGCGACGCTTAGATGGCCGTCACCGCGAAATTCGAGGCGGACTTCAGCCAGTTCGTCGCCGCGGCGGACAAGGCGAATGCCTCCCTGACGACGATCGAAGGCTCGTCTAAACAGGTCGCGTCCGGGTTGTCTGAGATGACCGCGATGGCCGAGACTATGGCGGGGGCGTTCGGGCTCGCCTTCGGGCTCTCGGAGGTGGTGAACTTCGGCCGCGAGGTGTTTGCCGCGGCGGCGGAACTCGAAAAACTGCACGAGATCACCGGGATCACGGTCACCGGTCTCCAGCGGTTCCAGGTGGTCGGGGACGAAACGGGCAACACGCTCGAGGAGATCACCAACGCCATCGTCAAGATGGAGAACAAGCTCGCGGGCGGCAACGGCTCGGCCCTGGAGGCGTTGCAGAAGTTGGGCCTCAGCTTTGCCGACATCCAGACGCTCTCGCCCGAGCAGCAGTTTGTCGCGATTTCGGATGCCTTGCGCGAGATGAGCAACCCGGCCGACCAGGTGAACGTCGCGATGGCGCTCTTCGGGAAAGCGGGGGCGCAGATCCTGCCGACCTTGAAGAAGGGCTTCGATGACGTCCGCGACAGTGCGGTCGGGATGAGTCCGGACACGGTGCTGGCGATCAAGAACGTCGACGACGCGCTCACGCGGGCCGCGCGCACGATGAAGGGCGACTTCGCCGATGCGTTCGCGTTTATGTTCCTGGGATGGACGGAACACGAGCGCGTTGCGAAGGCGTTCGCGAAACAAATTGACGACATCGGGATCAAGGCGGCCGCCGCGGCGCCCCAGATTCGGGGCCTCGGGGTGCCCGGCCTGCCGGCCGACCTCGCGCAGATCGAGGCGGCCTTTGCGAAAGACGCCCTCGCGATCGGGAAATTCGGCGAGGCGATGGCCGCTGTGACCGCGGCCGGGGTCGGGTGGGAGACGACGCTCGATACGATCGACGGGACCGTCGCTGAGGCGATCACGTTCTACTTGTCGGCCGGGGTGTCGCAGGCCGATCTCGCGAAGGCGTACGGGCTGACGGCGCAGCAGGTCAAGGCGGTGCAGTTCTCGCTCGAGGACTATGCGACGACGCTGAACAACACCGCCGACTTCGAGCGGGCCGCCGCGGCGCGGCGCAAAGAAATCACGCAGCAGATGACGGCGGCGGTCAACGAGCAGATCCTCGCCGAACTCAAGAAGCAGCAGACCGAAGCCGCGGCCAGTGACGCATTCCTGAAGGCGGCGTTGGCTGACGCGCAGGCGCAGGACCGGCTCCAACTGGGTGCGGCGAACTTGGCGGCGGCGACGGAAACCGCGGCCGGGCGGCAAACCAAAGCGATCCAGAGCGTGACGCAGGCGTACTACGCGCAGATCGACGCGGCCTTCGCGGCCATGGCGGCGCTCACCGGCGGTCTGGATTCGAGTACCGGCACGCGCGTCAGTGTGCCGAATGCGGGCGGGTTAGAGCGCGGCCCCGGGATCAATCAGCCCCGCGCGGGCGGCGGCCCCGTCGGCGCCGGCACGTCCTATCTGGTGGGCGAGCGCGGGCCGGAACTCTTCACGCCGGGATCGTCCGGGTTCATCACGCCGGGCGGCGGCGGGCCCGCGATCGTCAATCACTTCTACGTGAACGGCACGGCGGCCGACGTGGCGCGGCAGATCGCCGACACCCTCACCCGCACGCTGATGCAGTCGACGAAGCT